ACTCCTGAGCCAATTAAGACTCCAGAACCAATTAAGCAACCAGAACCAGAAATTCAACCAGCTCCGGTTAGAGATCCAGATAAGGATCCATTACCACAACCAGATTATGAGCCAAAAGATATTCCTATTGAAATACCTGAGCCAATTAAAATTGAGCCAGCACCGGAACCAGTTCCACAGCCAGAACCAATTAAGCAACCAGAGCCAATTAAGCAACCAGAAATAGTGCCAACTCCAGGTAATGTTACAGCACCAGATGTTGGAATAATTCCGGCTCCATTACCAGTTCCAGCTCCAGCACCAGTTCCGCCAGGAATTCAACAAAAACCTTATAGAAGAAAAAGATGGGATACAGGTGGATACAATGACTTATACAAAACTAATTTATATAGATGGACACAAAAATACGGAACATTTGAAAATGACAAATTAAATAAAATGTTACTTACACTTGGTGAAAACAGTATTAGTACTAGAACTAACGTTACAACAAATAAAACTGGAAATGGTACAAACCAAACATTTAGTAAATATATTCAAAAGACTGGAAACGATGGCGGTACATCTTTAAGTAAAGTATCAAATCTAAATAAGACAGCTAGTGGAACTACAGGTACTACTACAAAAAGATTTGTGAGACCAGGAGGAAGTGGAACAAACACAACATTTAACCACGGAACTGGAAAAGTTACTAGAACTAATTTTCAATTAAAAGGTCCACAAAGCTGGGCATATGATAAGAAATTAAATTCATCAGTAACTAAAGAAGCTCAAGCAGTAGCAGGTGGAAAAGTACATAAAAATATTACAGGGCATAACTTAACTTGGAAAGGTGTTAAACAAGAGAGAATAGACTTTGAATTAATTAGTATTGATAATGCTACTAAAAGTGTTAAATTAGGAATACTTAAACCAGAAGAATTTGCAGGTGAAGTAGCTAACGTATCATTTAAAACACTTCGTAGAGGACCATTTGTAAAAACAGAATTAAATGAATCAATTATTATGGAAGGCGGAGCAATGCCAGGCGTTGGTGCAATCCATATAGATGAAATAAACCCAACACTAGAACAACTAGAAAAGTCATTAGGATTAGATTTAAAAAACTTTACATTAGGTAGTGTTGGTAAAAGACAATTTAGCGGTGATATTGATGTAGCGTTAAATTTGAAGCCTGAAGATCTTCCAGCGTTTGTTGAGAAGCTTAAAAAGAATCCTTTAATTAAGGATATAGCAAAATCAAGTGTTATAATGACAAAAGTACAAATTCAGAATTTTGATAAATCTAAATCAGATGGAAGACCACGTACAGGTTTTGTACAATTAGATTTCATGCCAGGTGATCCAGGTTGGTTAAAAACTTACTTTCATTCACCAAGTGAAAAGGAATCAAAATATAAAGGTGTGTTCCGTAACGTAATGGTAGCTACAATGGCCGCAGTACATAATAGAGATGACAGTGATGCTGAAGTGGAAGATGGAAGACCTTTAGAGAGTAGACGTTTTATGTGGAGCCCCACAGATGGATTAGTACGTGTTCTACGTACTCCAGTTCCAGCAAAGAATGGTAATGGTTATACCAAAAAGAACCAAAACAAAGTTATAGATGGACCATGGAAACAAGCTGATGAAATCGCAAAACAACTTGGGTTAAATAGTGCAAAGGACTTAAACAGTTTTGAATCATTGTTAGATGCAATGAAAAAGAGCTATACTCAAGAAGAGCAGAAGAAAGTCATTGATAATTTAAAAGATAGTAAAGTAGTCCAAGACATTGGTTTACCTGACGAAATTAAAGATCTATAATTGACTTTTTTCAATATATTAGTTATAATAAGCCATGCCAGAAAAATACTGCATATACACGAATAATTTCACCTTTGTAGACAATGATGGCTATGTTGCGTTATGTTGTAAGAACTTAAAAAACAAACTAACACAATATCATATCAAAGATTACAAATTAAGCGAAATATGGAATAGCCCAGAAATGCATTCCGTAAGGCAAGAAATTGCCAGCGGAGGAGAACCTATGGGTTGTTTTAAATGTTATGATCCAGAACGTGATGGTGTACGTAGTTTTAGACAAAAAGCATTAGGTATGATTAACAAAGGTGTACCCTTTGAAGATGAAAAAATACACGCATTAGATTTAAGACTAGGTAATGTATGCAACTTAAGATGTGTAATGTGTTTCGCTGGTAATAGTAACAAAATTTTAAAAGATCATAAGCAAATGGCAGACCATTTTAAATGGAAAGAAGGTCGCCTAGAAAAAGAAGCAGAAAAGTATCACAAAAGCAATTATGACTGGAGTGATGATGAAAGAGCCTGGGAAAACATTATTACCAGTGTAGATAAAAATTTAAAACACGTTTACCTAGCAGGTGGTGAACCATTTTACTTAAAAAACTTTCCAACAACTGTAGAACGTTTAGGTACACTAGCACCAGATGCTAGATTTGTTATTAACTCAAACGGTACAAGACTATTAAGAGAAAAAGATCTAAAACAACTGAAAAAGGTTGAGAATGTATTCATTAGATTTAGTGTTGACGGTTGGGGTGGTGCAGATGAATGGATTAGACAAGATACAAAATGGGAAGAAAAACTACAAGTAATGGATCAATATTACAAACACTTTAAATTAAGAGTTTGGGATATTACTGCAAATAGTTTAGGTGTTAGACAAATACCAAAGCTAATAGAATATCTTTGGGAGCATTATCCTGAAGCAAAAGTACAAATTAGACCCGTAGTTAATAAGACAGAAATATTAATGGAAAATATTCCTGATAGACTAAAAGCAAAGCCTTTGGAATTCTTTGAGAAACACAAAAATAAACTTGAAGGTGTTGATCATGTAATTAACGAGATGCGTAAACCATTCAATCCAGATCCTAACAGAGCAAAAACAGTTAAGCATTGGGTTGATTACTACGATAATACCGGCGTAGTAAAACTAGGTGACTTTGATCCAGAGCTTTCAGATTGGATTCAAAGTAATGGGCAACAATAATTTTTGTAGTATACCTTGGATACATTCAGCAACTAAAACAAATGGTGCTAGTAGAGTATGTTGTTTGATGAGCAACTACGAACAAGGTAATGGCGGTCAAACAGGACATAACTTCAAAACAGATACTATAGAAGAAATACACAATAGCGAATATACTCGTAATCTTCGTAAGAAGTTTTTAAAGGGTTATAAACCAATTGAATGTAATACGTGTTGGGTTAAAGAGAAGAATGGTGGACAAAGTAGACGTATGTTTACTAATAAAATGTACAAGCATTTAATTGACTATGAGAAAGCATTAAAGATCACAAAAGAAGATGGCAGTACAGATCAAATGCCAGTATATTGGGATTTACGTTTTGGTAACTTATGTAATCTAAAGTGTGTTATGTGTGGACCACAAAGTAGCAGTATGTGGTATAAAGATTGGGCTCATATGTATGATACGGATCATTTTGAAGATTCAGGAGAAAAAATATTTTTTAAAGATAAAGGGGTTGACAGTAACGTATACGATTGGTATACAAGTAGCAACTTCTGGGAGCAAATGGAAAAGAATATAGATCAGCTAGAACATATATACCTAGTTGGTGGCGAGCCTATGCTTATTGAACAACATTATATATTTTTACAAAAGCTAATAGATAAAGGCGTAAGTCAAAATGTTACATTGGAATATGATACAAATATTACTAACGTACACCAACGTGCTATTGAGCAATGGAGTAAGTTTAAAACATTAATGTTAAGAGTAAGTATAGATGATTATGGAGAACAAAATGATTATATACGTTTTCCTAGCAAATGGTATAAGTTAGATGAGAACATTAAACGTATTAAAGAATTAGTACCAAATACAAAAGTTGAAATAAGTATAACTTGGCAAATGCTTAATGCATATACATTTTTAAATTTAGTAGAGCATTTTAAAGATTACTTTATTAATATTAGAATATTGTCTGCACCAGAGATATTTGATCCAAAACACTTACCAAAACAGGCTAAATTAGAGCTTATTGATATGTACAATAGTTCTGTACATAAAGATAAACTAAAGCATCTAATAAGCTATCTAACAAATAACTTAAATAATAATAGATTATTATACCAAGAATCAGCAGATTTTCTAAATAGGCTAGATGTATTAAGAGGTACAGATTGGCCCAAAACGTTCAAGCAACTGCATAAATCGATAAATATATAAAAGGAGCATACTTATGAAAGTTAATGAAATAGTAACAGAACAAGGTGTTATAGTCAAAGGCGTAAACACAACAGTCGATGTTCAACCTGGTGAAACAGAGCGTCAGGCGGCTAAACTATTCCCAATGAATAAAGGTGGGAAACCAGCATCATTAATTAATGATAAAGTTCGTAAGAATAGCAATCCACACGTTCTTTTTAATATGGGCTTAACTGAAGAGCAAATACTACTATTAGAAAAAGTAGTTAAGCAATCAAAGCCTATGAAAGTATTAATGAACCTAGCAAGTAGAAATGACAATAATCCATTTCCAGTAAAAATGGGTGATATTATAGTTAATGTTACACCCGATACTGCTAGAAGAGTTATACACCATTATTTTAATTCAAGTGATTTTAGACAAAACGAAATTGAGAAGATGTTAAATGATGCAATGGGATTTAAAAAACTTGTAAAGGAGATTTAAATGGACAAAAAGGAAATGTATACCGAGTATGGGTATAGAGGTACTGTTGAATTACAATTAGAAAAAGACCGTAACAAGAAATTAGTAGAAGATAACAAAAAGCTAGTTGAAGATAATAAAAAACTAATAGAAGCTAATGAGAAATTAATTGAGGACTTAAGAAAGGCTGAAGAGAAATTAATATGAGAATAAATGAAATTATTACTAAAGAATTTGCTCCAACAAAAACAGCAAAGCAAGTGGCACACAATGCCCAAGCTGATGCCGCATTCTGGAAAAGCAAACTTGCACCTACTCCATTAAATAAAGATACAATGGTAATTACTGGTCCTAATGCACAAAACAAGATTGATAATAAAATTGCAAAAGCTAACAGTTTAAGTAAGGCGGCAAATGTAAACCCTAATGCATTTACTAACAATTTACAAAAATCTTTTAGTAATAATACATCAAAATTTAAAACTAAATTTGGAAGATCATAATGAAAATAAGTGAAATTGTAACAAAGAAAACAGGTGCAGGTACAGTAAAAACTGTAGGTGGAAATGAGATTTCTAGAAGCACTCCTAATATAGGTGGACTACAAACAACTCAATATGCAGATGGATCTATCAAAAGTACATTCAATACTAACATAGGTGGAACATCTACAAATTTTACAAAAGTAAATGGAATTAATACTAACACAAATATGGCTTCTGGTAACCTTGCACTTAAAACAACAAACACTGGTAACAATAAATTTAAATTAAATAAAGCCACGTATAATATGGGCGGTGGACAAGGTACCCTAGTAGCACAGCCAGGTAAGTGGTCAGTAAGGAAGTAGTTATGAGAATAAATGAAATTACAAAAGAAGGATTTGACGACGCAGGGCAAAAAATTTACAAAGGTAATACAACTCGTGTTGTTCATACACCAGTAGCAGATAAAAATATTAGTGTAGCAACCCAACGTATTAATAAATTTGCTAGTGATAGAGCCAGAGATGATCTAACTTATAAAGGTGCTAAAATAACTGTACCAGGAACTAATCAAGCTATTGCTAAAGCTAAGAGTAATACAGTTACAGCATACAACAAGCAAGATAAAATAGATCAAAGATCAGGTGCAGGAACTTCTTACATTACTAAAGGCAAGCCAATTAAGTTTGGTAACAATGATAATGTTAAACTTAATATGTTCAGTAGTAAGGACAAAGAATGAAAATTAATCAAATCATAAATGAAGCAGTAGATTCAAAAGCTGAAATATATGTTGATATGGATGGCGTATTAGCAGACTTTTTTGGCGTATGGACTAAAATGGTTGGCGTTAAGAATTGGAAAGAAGTTAAAGACGTTGACTCTGCATTAGATATGATTAGAAGTCAAAAAGATTTTTGGATTAATTTACCACTTACACCCAATGCCTCAAAGTTATTAAATTCAATTAAAAAAGTAAAAGGAAACTATACTATATTAAGTTCTCCTTTACCAGATGATCCAAATTCAGAACCACAAAAACGTGAATGGGTTAAAAAGATGCTTTCAGGTTTTGCACCTAAAAGAGTTATTATAACGCATAATAAAAGTGCGTATGCAAAACAACCTGATGGAACTCCTAATGTATTAATTGACGACTATGGAGATAATATTCAAAAATGGGAAAACGCAGGTGGAATAGGAATACAACACTCAGATAAAAATGCAGATGCAACAGTTTCAAAATTAGAAGAAGCTGATTTTGTTCATGCAATAAGCAGATTTATGAATAGAAATATACGTCCTGGTTTCTATAAAAGAGCCGCAAAAAAGTTTCATGAATGGTTAAAAGGTCAAGCACCTTACAGACATAGCCTAGGATATTATGCTATGGAATGGGGTCATCAGTATAAACATATAGATTGGAGAAATCTAAAACAAGCATATGAAGTTATGTTTGGAGATGATGTATTAGTAGAAGGCAAAGAACCTAAACTTGTAAAAGATAAAAAACAAAAGAATTTAAGCAGTATGGATAAACCTACAAAGTATGAAAGACGTAAAAATTATACTAAAGCTGATGAAGGTGAAGAGCCAAAACAAAAAAAAGAAAAGAAAAAATGAAAATAAAAGATGTATTACAACTTCCAGCAATCAATATTGGTGATGAAGTCTATGTAGGTAGATTTAAAAATCGTAAAGCTACAGTAACAGGCTTTGGAGTTGATAATCATAATCAGCCTATATTAAAAACAAACAAGGGCGAACACAAGTTATTCAAGCCTAGAATAGCAAAATTAATGAAAGAAGAGTAGAGTTCAACTCTATGAGAGTATCCTTAAAAAGACTACAACCCAATGATGCATTTCATTTAAGACGCATACTTGACAAAGATACTGCTCTTAAATGTTATTTAACATGGCCGTTTACAAAAGAGGTTGCAAAAACTTTCATTTCAGACTATAATACATATGGAATATGGATTAATAATGGAATATTAGTAGGAGCCATAGAAGTTAAAGAGTCATTGGAAACAGCATATTTTGTTTCACCTACATATAGAAACAAAGGTATAGCTACAAAGGCTGTAACAGAGTGTAAAGATTTATTTGGAAAAAAACAACTATGGTGTGTTATTAATCCAAAAAATAAGGCAAGTTTGAAGGTAGCTGAAAAATCAAAATTACGAGTAAATTTTGTCAGCTAAATATCTTATATGTCTAATAAGAAGTTTAATAAAGACCTTATTAAAGATAACCATGGTCCAATGAATAGTGTCTCGAAAGACGACGCACTAGTCTGGGCAGGTGCTCCGCCAGTAAAGAATTTAAGTAACTTGGAGCCAAGAATTAGAAGAGAAGTATTAGCTAAAAAAAAGAAAGCTGAAACTAGTTCTAAAAAAGCTGATAGAAATATTAGCAAACAAATTAAAAGAAAGTATGAAGAGGAATAGATATGGATTATAGTAAAGTTGATAAAGACGGAAAAGAGCTTAACACAGTTCCAAAAGCTAATCAAGCAAAACAAGCTGGTTACTATGATAGATGGATTGAAAGTGGAAAGACTTGGGGAGAACCTACACCTGAAGATATCAAATGTGAATTACAACTAGATGCCTTATGTGACTTTGAACCACTTAAATGGGAAATTGATTTAGGTTGGTTTAAAAAAGAAATTAAAGCATATGATGGCAAATGGGTACCATATCTTCGTAGAGAAGGTGTTGTAAATAATAGAGAAGGATTATGTTTAGTAGGATTACCAGGTGATGAACCTTGGGATAGTTTAAGTATGCCAGAAGCAAGAAGACGTACTGGTAGAAAGTTAAGTGAATTAGATTTTAACGAACCAACACAACTATACAAAGACTTAAAAAGTTTACATCCATTATTAGATTATTGGAAGCCTTTGGGACGTACGATGATAGTAAATTCTGGTGCAGGTGGCTGGTTTCCACCACATAAAGATCAACCTTTATTAACCAGAGATACGTTTAGAGTATGTGCATTTATATCAAACAACGTAACGCATGATGCGTATGAATGGCATATGGACGGTCGTGTATGGCCTATTAAAGCAGGTGGAGTATATTATATTAATACTAAAAAGACGCACAGAACTCATGCCTGGAAAGATAATAGTTTACATTTAGTAATGAATATACCTAAAACTTGGGAAAATGTACTCAAGCTAATGAGTGCAACCCTCAATTACTAGTGTATATTAAACAAATTAGATAAATACTTGTATGAAAGTATTTGATATCATAAACGAAGATGCTGACGGTGGAAGTTCAATGGCAGGTAACTTTGCTAGTGTTAGTTTTCCTTTGTTTGGCAAAAAGAAGCAGATTAGACGTGCAGTTGATCCTAAAGGATATTTAGGTGATGGCAAACTCAAGCTACCCAAAGTAGGTTATAACAAACCTGTTAAAGTAGATAACGTAGCTGAGTCTGTAAACGAGAAGGTATACAAAAAGAACCCAGATGATCCTATGGATCCAGAAGTTCATGTGCCGGGTATGGCAGTATACAGTCTTAAAGGTCTTGAAAGAGATGTAAAAGGTATGTTTGAAGATTTAGCAAAACAAGCAGGTGATGGTAATTGGGAAAACATAGATTATTACTTACATCAGCACGGAGTTTTATCAGCTAAAGTAAAAGCGATAGCAAGTACATATGAAGATTTAGAAAATACGAGAAAACGTGGAGGCAGAGCTTCTCAAGGTATTATAAAAAGGTAACGACAATGACACCAAATGAACAAAAAATTGACAACACTTTTAATAGAGTGATGGACGATATAAACAGATTACAAAAAGCATTCCAACCAGGAAAAAATTTAGAAAAAGCTATCGCAGAAGTCGGTGGTGATATAGGTTGGTTAACAGAAATTAATAAATCTTTTGATGACTTATATGAATCATTAGAAGAAGGACATATGGGAGCAATAGCTCATTTACAAATGGAAGAATCAGCAAAAAAAGAAGTTAAAGAAAGTGTATTAGACTCTGCAGATGATGATGGGTTTATGGCACGTTCACAACTATACTTCCTAGCACGTGATGCAATTAATTTGCACGGCATGATTGATGATAGATCAGATTTAGAACCATGGGTTCAAAGTAAAATATCTCAAGCTTCAAAAGACATTGATGCAGTACGTCGTTATACTGAGTACAATGCAATGGAGCAAGAACAAGAACCAGAAGTACCAGCAGTAATACCAGGAGAAGAACCACAAGAAGAAATGCCAACAATAGACGTACAAATGCCAGCAGGAGAATCAGTAGTAGAAGAAAAAGATCCTGAAACAGATTTCACAAGATGGTTAAAAGACAAATACAATAAATCAGTGAGAGATCTAAAAGGTGATGAGTATACTAAAATGTCTAAAGAGTTTCAAGCATCTAAGAAAAAAGATGAAAGCATTAATGAAGAAATGAAATTTGATGACAAAAGAGATGCAGACCTAAAAGTCTTTGCAAAAGATTTGTATAAGAAGGCTGTTAAAAAAGCTAGAAGCAAAGCAAACAAATAGGAGCATATCATGAGAATACTAGACTTAGGCGAAGCTGGTTACGAAGGACAATCAGAAGCACAAAAACATTATTTTTATATTGAAGGCGATTACGATCAAGATCGTGGAATAAGTGAAAAAGATTGTGAAGAGATTACAAAACAACTTGTTGATATGGGATTAAAAGCTCATTGTCAACCAGATGAGTCTAGACAAGGTGTTGTAGAAATTAACACTTACAGTGGTCATACAACTATAGCAGATGCACTAGCTAAAGCTGGATACGAAGCTGATGCAGTTGGCGACTATGCAGGTTTTACTTTTCATGAAGGTGAAGCAAATATTATAGCAGAAAATCCAAAAAAATTTACAAAAGCAGACTTTGACGCAAACGAAGACAAAAACTATCACACAGAAAACGGTGTTGAATTAGCTAAAGCATTTGGTACTCCAGAAGAGATTGAGCAAATGGAACAAATTGCAAAAAATCATTATACTCGTGGACATATACTATCACATGAAATAGATGCTCGTAGTGAAATTGTTGGAAAATATCTTCCATCATTAGAATCACAAGAAGAAGCAATGAGTAAAATGACTGAAGGCGATTTACAACCAGGTGATATAGAATTACTAAAACCAATGGTTGATATGAAACCAGAAGTATTAAAAGTTTATGCAAGAAATATTATAAAGAAATATCCACACCTTAAAGATAACGTTATGAGAATGTTACCTGAATCACAAGAAGAAGATTTTATTGTTACATACAACGGAACACAAAAAGCAAATGATGCAGATTCTGCATTAGATATTTTACAAGATAATGGATATGATGTAGAACGTGACTTTGATGGTACGTTTAAAGTATCTTATGAAGGTGTACAAAAAGCAGATAATATATATGACGTATTAGATTTATTACGTGATGAAGGTTATGAAGTACAAATTGCTGAACGTAAACTTTCTAAAGGTGAAGAAGATAAAAAAGAAGATATTGTAAAAGGCATGAAAAAAGATAAAGACGGATTCAAAGAAAGATATGGCAAAGATGCAGAAGCAGTAATGTATGCGACAGCAACTAAATTAGCCAAAGAAGAAAATATAGTTGAAGACGATGAACAAGCACTTGCACGTCAATTAATGCGTAAAGATGGAATTGATCCAGATAAAGTAAGTGACGGTGGAGTATTTTCCAAGTATCGTGAAAAGGCAAAGAAACAACTATCAGAAGATTTTATGGACGACAGAAAATATCAGAGCTTAGAAGAATTAAGAGACAAGTTAGTAGATATTGAAAAACATATTAAACGTTTAGGCGTTATGGACGGTGCCACAGAGTGGGAAGGTAAACACCTAACAGGTACAGCCGATATACACGACCAACTTACTACTATGTATAAAGATATTGCAGGACTACAAGGTGCAGTAGGTAGAGCATTAAAAATAGTACCTGCAGAACAAAATCCATCTACAAAAGAATTTAAAAAGAAATATGGAATGGGCGAAGCAGACTCAATGGGAATGAACAAGTATGGACTTGCGGCGGCAAAGAAAAATGGCAAGTTTATCTCATATAGAAATGGTAAAAAAACAGGTGAGTTTGATTCTATGGAAGAACTTTCAAAACACCAACTTGATTTAATTAAAGATGAATCAGTAGAAGTAAAAGAAGGTGTAAATGATGTAGATAAAATTCATCAACTTACAGATGAGCTTTATAGAGAATTAGTTGATTTCCAAAACGAAGAGTTTGATGAAAACATTGAAGAGCTTATTGGACACCTAGCAGAATTCAAAGCTAAACTTGAAGGTGATACAGGATCATTTTCAGAAGATACTATTAAAGAAGCATATATCAATAATACAAAAGATGCTATTGACATTTTAGGACGGCTACGAGGCAAAGGTAAGCAGTTAGAAAGAGGCCAACAAGAATACAAAGGTAACCTACCAAATGAGTACGTTAATGATGTATGGGACGTATGGACTTGGATGGAAAGTAAACTTGGTGGTGGAGCAGAAGCAAATGATCCAAAACTTAAAGCAATTATGCAAGAAGTATTTTGGCTCAGAGGCGAAGCTAAAAAAATGGAAAGAAATTACAGTCCAGATCTAGAGCGTTCAGAAGATCATATGGGAGCGGCAGGTTTTGGAAATATGGTAGTGAATACTTTATATCCATTAATGCAATGGCTAGATATGAATGATAGTAAGTTAAACGAATTTGATATTAAAAAATCATTTAATAATATTGCTAACAACGTTAAAAACACTATGTCAAATGTTGTTAAAGGAAATCCATTAAGAACTAAAATGAATAAAAATGCAAATAAAAATGGACCAAGTTTAGCAAGACAGATTAATTGGGGTGGAAAGTATGAGTCAAAAGATGATATAAACGAACTTGATACATTTGCACCAAAAACAGATTACATAAAAGGTCCAGGTGGCGAGTTTTATAAAATTGAATATCGTAACAATAGTGGACTAACAGGTAAACGTAAAGATGATACGGCTAGATTCGTTTCAGTGAATCCTGCAAGTGATCAAGAAGTATCTGCATTAAATTTAGATGATATGATTGCTAAAGGTAATACAAGTATTCATCAAGGACACGATCATCAAGGTGGATTACCTTGGAGTGATAAAGACATTGCTGTTTATGCATATGGCGGCGATGATTATGAAGAAGGAATTCCTAACAATGCAAAAATGAAATTAATTAAAGTAATGACTACAGAAGCTGAAAAGAAAAGGAAAGCAGAGCTAGGCACGAAAATACGTTCGTGGAGAGAAACAAAAGCTGACATGAAGAAGAAAATTGAAGCTTCTAAACCAGGAGATAAAAAATGATATTTAATTGGATTAAAAACATATTAGGTGTTGGTGAAAAGCCTTTGGTTTTAACTGACGAAGTAGAGCCAAAGAAAAATGAGATTAAACCTATTATCGTAAAACCTTCATTTAAAACTAAAAAAGATTTGTCAAGTATGACAAAAGGTAGACTTGAAGAAGTTGGTAGAATCTATGGTATAGAATTAGATAAAAGATTAACTAAAGCTAAACTAGTAGATCAACTTTGGAAACAGTTAAAGAAATAAATGATGGCTGAATTCGTTAGAAAGCCAGCAGAGCATACTAACGGACATTGCCAAAATTGTGGACATCCTAGCCATTGTGGTGGAAGTCTACAACAAGAAGTAAGAGATTATGCTTGTGATAGTAAAGATAATAATAACACACGTATGATTGAAGTCTGTAAATGTTGCAGATGTAAAAACTGTACTAAATAGTACAAAGGACTAAATTATGAAGTTACATAAAGGTTTTGTAGAACACGAAACTACGCCGAAGAAGACAAGCATTGGGAACAATAAATCCAGACATAAAACTTCTTCTATGAATAAGCATAAGAGGCGTTCATACAAGCCGTATAGAGGACAAGGAAAATGAGACTAGATCAACTATTTAAAGAAAATGATACTACAGTAAAAACTATGTCTATGCCTGAGAAGGTAGCAGTATTTGATAGATTACAACCAGGTCAAGAAATTGGCTTATGGTTTGATTCAGTTATTAGAAGAGCTGACAAGTATAAACCCTTTGTAGTTGGTAGAAAAACAAGATCAAAATTACGTCCTTTAGAAAAAATTACACTATTACAAAAAAGCAAAGATGGTGGAACAGGTGGTATGAAATACTACCTATATAAGAGAAATGGTGACAATGTTAGTTTAGCAATGGGCGATATGGCCGCAAGTCTAGTAGACATTAAAGAAGCTAAAGCATATGACATAAACGAAGCTGATACAACTATAATGGAAAGAATAGTACTAGATATAGACTATAGTAGAAATCCAGAAGCATTACTTAAAGCAGTTAATACAATGGGTAAAAGATTAGACCTTACATTAATGAATGCACCACAAGCAATTAAAGATTTAAAAGAAAAAGGCTTTGCTAGAATAGAAGGTAAAGATGCAGACATTATGTCATTTGTAAATTATCTATATTCAAAAGGTATTGAGCCAAACTACGATATTCAAAATATGGATAAAGTACAAACACCAGGTTTAAATGCTAATCCAAATATGCCTGCATTTATAGGCAAGAAAGAAGTACCAGTTGAAGAAGGTATTCCATTATCCACAATGTACGGACTTGTTATTGATGGCAAGTATGTTGCTAAAGGCTCAAAAGAAAAAATGAGAAAAATGCAAAAAGAAAAAGGTGGTACAGTTTATAATGCTCCTGGCAAAAAAGTAGGAGACAGTGAAGGTAAAGTTAAAGAAGGACATTCTAATACTAGACAGCAATCTCAAACTATGTTAAAACTAGAAGAGTTAAGAGATATGATTATGGTACTAGATATGAATGATGATTCAAAAACATCAGCACTTACAGCATTAGATCAAGTAGCTGATGATATAACAGTTCTTGAATCAAAAGATGGAGCTAATAGTTCTACATATGGTGGACCCAGAGCGGCACAGATATATTTAAAAACTATAGACGACTATGCTATGATGCTTAAAGGCAAAGATGGCGATGTAGAAGAAATAGGATATAGAATTCAAAATGCGGCAGATGATTTAAGAAAACATCTAAAACTTGATCCTACTAATTTAAGAACAGCATTTAACGAAAAGTAATAGGAGAGAATAATGAGATTACATGATTTATTTTTATTAAAAGAATACGATGATTTAGAACAAGAAAAACAAGGTATTATCTCTGCTATATCTGGACTTCGTGCTGACAACGAAGAAGATGCTAAACTATTAGATAGAATTTATAAAGTATTAAACACAGGCCAAATTGGTCAAAATATTTCAAATGCTTTCACAGTACCATTAGAAGGTGAACCATTAAGTGATAAAGAAAAAGCTCTAGTAGTACAAGACATGACTACTATTATTTCTCAATCAGATAATGATTTTAAATCACTTTCAGGTATGACAGAAATGTTAGAAAAAGGTGGCGTTGTTGATGTTGGAGCATTAGATTCTCCACTAACTACATTCAGCAATGTATTTCAACACCCAGCGGCAGTTAAAGTATTTCATGCATTAAAGAATTATGGAACTGGTAAAAAACAAAAAGGCCCAGGCGAATATGCTTTGGCTTGTTTAACTAATAAAATTAGATTAGCGGCAGGTGAAGGTGACATTGAAGTTGATGGCATTGGAAAAGTAGAATTAAAATCAGCAGTATCTAGCACAGGTGGACGTATAGGTTACGGTGGTGGATCACAAAAAGCTAAAAGAGCAGTACTAGACAAATACGCAGAAAGAATTCCAACAGTTATGGGTGCTATTGGTGGTAAAGGTGGTTCGTTGGGATTAAGTAAATTTGTTCCAGCATTAGCACAAGACTTACCACTTAATGATGCAGACAGTAAGAAATTAAGAGAACAGATTGCAAGTGAACTATTAACAATGGATATGGAAAACTTTGCACAACCAATTATAAAAGCATTTGGTAGTACAGACAATGTAGAACAAATTGAAGACGAATATTTAAAAGCAAACTTTGCATGGTACAAAGATAGAGATGATTTTGATGCCCTATTACTATGTAGTTTCCCGAATGAAAAATTTGCTATGATTAAAAATGATAGTGATTTAATAGCCTTTAGAAGAGGCGGACAAGCTAACTCAACAAGTATAAGTATTATTCCTACACAAGCTGGTGCAGGAAGAGAACAATGGGCTCAGCTAACTCTAAATAAGGCTAAGGTATAATATATGATGTTTTGGTACTATTGGGCATTAAAAGCAATAGCAGGCGGAATTATAGGAAGTGCATTTGCTAATTGGTTCCAAGGAACTAAAGTAGGTATATGGTTTTTTAAAAAAGTAGAAAACTTAATGCATTGGGCGGCTGAACGTTATAATCTAGAAATACTAAAAACTGAAAGTAGATTTGCAAAAAAATATCCCACAATAATGGAAAGATTAGAGAAATTAGAAAAAAAGAGAAAGTAGTACTATGTCTATAGAAGCTTGGGAAAATAGATACACAGTAAGAAAATTTTCAGAAACTAACAGAGAAATCAATCCAGAACATTTAAAATATCTAGAAACAGCATTAAACAACTTACCATATCAGTGTAATATAAAATCTGATGTATGGATATATCTTGGCAGTAGTGATAAAGATCTTGAATTCAGAAAATGGTTGATGGAAAATATATACAATATGTATAATCAAAAAGGTGAATTTAAAGAACATATGTTACCTGTGCTACAAGCACCCGGTATTATGTTGTGTGTCAAAACAAGTAGAGCTTGGTTAGATGGAGCAGGTGACAGATCATCTAGTGATATAGAAGCTATAGCAGATAGAGCAGAAGGTATGTTTACTGGTGCAGTTATTGCAATAATGCTAAACTTTGGATACAAAGTAGGAACATTTCGTTGCACATCTGGACTAGAAGAATACCCAAACGATAAAATAGAATACTTTTCTAACTACATTAAAGACAGATATGAATCACAACTTGCACATATGTTTCAAACAGATGATCCAGAAGAATTTGAATTTGAGCCAGGAACAATAGTAGCATTTGGCCCAGAAGATGAAAAATACATAAACATTAAAACTGGTAAAGCTCTAGTACCTGGAACCAATAAAGCTGAATGGAATGGTTACGAATTTCATTCTTATAAGATAACAGGTAGACAAACTTACGATATACCTTCGTGTATCTTTCAATAGGAAACAAATATGAATCACATTTATCTAGTATGTACTCGTAGTGCGATAAGTGCTAGTGCATTAACTTATATAATAAATCAAAGTCCACAGTTCTATAACATAACCCATCAAGGCCTTTATATAGATGAAGATGGTGAAAGCTTCTCAAAAGCAGTTACTATAAATGATTGGTGGAATATTCCACATGACTTCGCTAAAGCATACAATGAAGATTTACGTAACAATGAGACCATGTCCGTTGACACATTAAAGGCATTGTGTGATGCTTGGACTATAGACAAGGATATAGCATTATTCACACACGCAAAAAACACAAAAGACATTATGAAGTGGAGAGATGAATTTAATTTACCAATAAAAGTAGTTACTACGATTATGGGAAAAAATTGTTTTAAATATTTGGATATGTATTTAAAAAGAGAGTATAGTAGCCTAATGAATGAGTTTACTGATTTGTTTGATACTTGGAAACACATATACAATCAATTCTTAACTATAGATACAATATGGGCATCTAATACTGATTGCGTACTAGAAATGAACGACTGGTTAGACTCAGCAGAAGTAGCCTATAACAAGCTAGATATAGCACATAATAAGCACATAGCACAATGGATAAGCGAATATAAGATGTACAACAGTTATACTGAATTAGATATTCAAAAGAATAATATATCTAACAAGTTGAAAACAATATGTTACATTTACAATAAATATGAGTATATGCTCCATAACGATATGGCTAAACGTTTATTTGCAATCGCAGTAATTGATGCAGTTAGAGAATGGGAAGAAAATAGTACTATGCAAGATATAATCAATAGGGTTGCAAAAAAGGCAAGATTGAGCTTGACTAATACCTAGTTAAAGTGTATAATTTATAAAATTAACAAAGGAGAATTTGCATATGAGTATTTCATTCAGTAATGATGATATAGAAAAACTTAAAAGGCTAATTCAAGAAGGTACTCAAGTCATGGGCGAAGTCGAAACCTTAAACGAGGGATTAAAAGACACCGTCAAGCATATTGCAGAAGAAATGGGAATCAAACCGGCTGTACTTACTAAAGCAATTAAGGTAGCACACAAAGGCGAGTTTGGTAAACATAGAGATGACTTTGATACTCTTGAGTCTATTTTGCATAGTGTCGGAAAAGACATCTAAGTAGTGCAACAAAAAGATACCGCTTATATTCCTACTTCTGAAAATACATGGTGTGTCAGTCCTTGGACTGAGATTCATATTGATCAAGAAGGTGAGATGGTATTTTGCTGTCAAGCTAAAGACGTAGTAGGAAACGTCAAAACAGATAAAATCAAAGATATCTTTAATGGCATTGAATACAAAAAAGCCAGACAAATGACATTAACTAATGTCTGGCCTAAAGGATGCCATTTATGTGAAAGAGCAGAAAAGGTTGTTAACCGAAGTATGCGATATCAACAACAAGAAACATATGACGGTAATTTAAATCCTGTAATACCAGACATTACAAAAAACTACAAAATACAAAAGTTTAAAATTGATTTCAGTAATCAATGTAATTTAAGATGTACGATGTGTGGTCCTAATAGAAGTACTGGCTGGTTCAAAGATGCTAAAATGCTTATGAACTCTGACCTTACTAGAAAAGAAGTAGGTAGAGCAGTATACATTCAGCAAAAAGATGATACACTTCCATACAGTATAGAAAATTATGGAATTCCTAGTAGTGTTGTAGATGATAATTTAGATGTTATATTAGATACCAAATTGATTGATATAAGTGGTGGAGAACCTTTTTATACGCCACAGTTCAAATATCTAGTAGATAAACTAGTAGAGCATAATTACAAAGGAAGATTAAAAGTTATTACAAATCTAACATTGTTAGATAAAGAGTATGTAGAAAAATTAAAAAATATTGATACAACATTAATTGTTAGTATGGACGCCGTTGGCGATTTATACGAATACGTGAGACCTAGTACACCATTTGGAAAATACAAAGGCAAAGATATACAAAACAAGATTATTGAATTAAAACACGATCACGGTTTTGATATGTCAATAAGTTATACACCACAACTGTTTAATGTATATAACATACAAGATTATTTAGATTGGTTACAATTTGCTAAATTAGGATTGAAAAGTGAGTTTATGTTTAATGGACCTGTTGTTCATCCCAGATATTTAACTATAGCGGTACACCCAGATATGGATTACAAAATGAGACTTGCAGAAAGACTTGAAAAAGATTTTGGTAAAACTAATAGGTTAGATGGAATAATTAACCTATGTAAGAAACCAAGAGACGAAGAAGAATTAGACAACTGGAAGTTCTTCTGTAAAATCACAGAAATGCTTGACAAACATAGAAAAACAAGTATACTAAACTATATTCCGCAATTAGAAAAATACTGGGTTAAAAACGTATGAGTTATGTAGACGCAATTCACAACAAAGAAAAAGATGTTGTACAGGTAGTTGAACGTGTAGATGGTAAACGTCAGTTCAAAGAAATTCCTGCAAAATACACATTTTATTATAAAGATGCACGTGGTAAATTTACTAGTATTTTTGGTGAAAAGTTAGAACGTGTAGTTTGTAATACCAGTAAAAAATTCAACACAGAAAAGAAGATTAATGGGCACAAAGGTTTGTATGAAAGTGATGTAAATGTTATTTTTAAAACATTTGCTGAAAACTATGATCCTAATGAAGTGCCAAAACTTAATATTGCATTTTTTGATATTGAGACTGACTTTAATAAAGAAATGGGATTTGCTGAACCTAGTGATCCTTTTAATCCTATAACTGCTATTAGTTTACATTGTAATTGGCTTGATACAACTATATGTCTTGCAATTGGTCCTAAAACTATGAGCTTTGATGAAGCACAGGCAGTAACTAACAAGTTTGAAAATACTATACTATTTAGAACTGAAAAAGAACTACTTGAAGCATTCCTTGACTTAATTGATGATGCTGATATATTAAGTGGTTGGAACAGTGAAGGTTTTGATATTCCTTATATGGTTAATCGTGTTGCTAAAGTAATGAGTAAAAGTCATACACGTAAATTTTGTCTTTGGGATAAAATGCCTAAAGAAAGAAGGTTTGAAAGATATGGTGCAGAACAACAAACATTTGATTTAATTGGTCGTGTACATTTAGACTATATGGAATTATATCGTAAGTACACATATCACGAAATGCATAGTTATAGTTTAGATGCTATTGGTGAATATGAACTAGGCGATCGTAAAGTAGAATATGATGGTACGTTAGACCAGCTATACAACAATGACTTTGAAAAGTTTATTGCATATTCTAGGCAAGACGTTGAACTACTTGTTAAGCTAGATGCTAAACTACAATTTATTGATTTGGCAAACGTATTAGCACATTCTAATACTGTACTACTTCAAACAACAATGGGTGCGGTTGCACAAACAGATCAAGCTATTATTAATGAAGCACATAGGCAAGGACTTATTGTTCCTGATAAAAGATATGATAAAGATACTACACAGGCCGCAGGTGCATATGTTGCTAATCCTAAAAAAGGTATGCATAAGTGGGTTGGTAGTATTGACTTGAACAGTCTATATCCTAGTATCTTACGTAGTGGTAATATGAGTACGGAAACTATTATTGGTCAAGTGCGACATACATATACACAAGAAATGATCGAGAATGCAAAAACTGTAGCAGAGGCCTGGGAAGGAAGATTTGCTACACATGAATATGAAAAAGTTATGGAAAAAGATATAGTTGAAAAGCTACATCTTGATTTTGAAAATGGTGATAGTTTTGAAGCAACCGGTGCAGAAATATATGAATTAATTTTTAATAGTGGGCAACCTTGGATTATTAGTGCTAATGGTACAATATTCAGTTATGAGAAAAAAGGTGTTATTCCTGGTTTGCTAGAACGTTGGTATGCTGAACGTAAAGAGCTACAAGCAAAAGCACGTGAAGCTAGAGCAGAAGGCGGAGATGCATTTGCATTTTGGGATAAACGACAACTTGTTAAAAAGATTAACTTAAACAGTTTGTATGGTGCATTATTAAATCCTGGTAGTAGATTCTTTGATAGTAGATTAGGGCAAAGTACAACATTAACAGGTAGAGTTATTGCAAGACATATGGCGGCAGAGCTTAACAAAGTTATTGCAGGTGAATATGATTATATGGGTAAAGCTATTGTTTATGGTGATACAGACTCAACTTATTTTAGTGCATATCCTGTTTTAAAAGAACAGATTAAAAAAGGTGAAATTAATTGGGATAGAGATAATATTATTTCATACTATGATGCAGTATGTGAAGAAGTTAATAAAACATTTCCTGCATTTATGAATAAAACATTTCATACTACCTTAGAGCTAGGTCAAATAATTGCGGCTGGTAGAGAAATGGTAGGAAGTAGTGGAATCTTTATTACTAAAAAACGTTATGCAATGTTAGTATTTGATAACGAAGGTAAACGTGAAGATGTAGATGGTAAAGCTGGCTATATTAAAGCTATGGGGTTAGATCTTAAACGTAGTGATACGCCACCTTGGATGCAAGACTTTCTTAAAAACATTTTACTAGATGTACTTACAGGTAGTGAAGAAAATGAGATAATTGATAAAATTATTGAGTTTCGTAAAGAATATAGAGAAAAGCCTAGTTGGCAAAAAGGTAGTCCTAAACGTGTTAACAATTTGACTGCATATAGAGGTAAGATGGATAGATATGATAGAGATAGAAAGAAAGCACATGACACAGGTAAAAGTGTAAAAGACATTAAAAAGCCTCCTATGCCAGGTCACGTAACTGCGGCACTAAATTGGAATAAGCTAAGACAGATCAATAGCGATAGTTATGCAGTAGAAATTACTGATGGTATGAAAACTATTGTATGTAGGCTTAAAGATAATCCAATGGGTATGACAAGTGTTGGTTATCCTACAGATGAAACACGTTTGCCAGAATGGTTTAAAGAATTACCATTTGATGATGATCATATGGAATCCGTAGTAGTTACTAAAAAGCTAGAAAATCTACTAGGTGTGCTAAATTGGGACCTAGATAAAGCCGCGGCAAAAAACACATTTAACAGTTTATTTGAGTTTTAACACTCATAGGTTGCACAACTTTCTATTGACAAAACCAGTTAATTAACTTATTATATTACTTTATGATAATATATCGTAAATATTATATGCAGAAGGCGTTAATATTTTTAGTATTTACATTGTTTTCATTCAACGTAAATGCGACTGAAATAACCAACAATGAGTTCGCTAAAAGAATTAGCAAGTGTGTTAGTTCAATTTATGCAGATGCTGAACAATATCCAAAACACAAACAAATTCCACTAGAACTAGTAATTGCACAGGCCGCACACGAATCAGCTTGGGGTAAAAGCAGGTTTGCAGTAGAAGGTAATGCATTATTTGGTGTAAGAACTTGGGATGAGAACGTCCCACATATAAAAGCTAAAGGAGCACCAGATGCAGAATGGGGTGTTAAAACATATAGAAATTGGTGCGATTCTGTAGCAGATTATATTAGAATATTAAATAACCATCCAGCATATGAACAATTCAGAGAAGAGCTAGATTTTCAATACAAAACACTAGGTAAAGCAGAAGCCATTACATTAGTGCAATACTTAGAAGCTTGGAGTGAGCAAGGACAACAGTATATTCACCTACTTCAAAGCATAATTCAGTCATTATATCAGCAAGATTTCTTCAAAAATATCAAATAATTTTCAAAAAAGATTAAAAACCCTTGATTTTACTGGGTTTTTTATTGGTAAAAAAGGTTGACTTTTATACCAAGATGTCTTACAATATATACATAATTAGAAAAAAGGAGAAATATAAATTATGATGTTTAAAAAAGAAAACTTTGAATATGATGGTATGTACTTAATGTATAATCTTAAGCCTGGTCAACATTATGGTAACAATGAATTTGTTGCTAGATTTAAATATGTTAAATTTGCAGGTGCTTTTAAAAACTTCTTAATTAAGCATTTTACTACTGATGAATATTTTGGTAGATATAAAGCAGGTGAAAGCCCATTAGATATTTTAGAATCTAAAGGTTTTGTTACACCACAAGCTAAAAAACTTTGTAAAAAGCATGATATGGTTCCTAGCAAAGAAAACTATATGAAATGTATTAAAATTGAAATGGAAAGAAGAGGACTTTAATAATGAACGCACTAGTTTCACATATCGAATCAAAAAATGCAGAAATGCAGAAGTGGATTGATGAAGATCCAAAAAATAGGTTTGGTGGTATGCTAGTTACTGATCCTGCACATTGGGCAGAGTATAAAATCTATACACCTGCTGAATTAGACAGGTATTTAGATGAAACTACTCTTTACGAGATGGTTTCTTATTGTACTAGCAAGAGTTATGCTAGACACGTTGTTGCTAATACTGATGGTATGAGTGATGAAGAATTTAAAAAAGAAATGGACTATTGGTCTAAAGAATCTGATGCTCATTCTATAGAAGAAGCAGAAGCTGAAAAAATTAATATCAAAGAATTTGAAGATAGAGTTACTGACACTATTAAATCAGGTGCAGGTAATAGGGAAACTGCATTACGTTGGATAATGCAGGCTGAGAATATGGAAGATGAACATGACGCAGGTTATATTTGTTATTGTTTAAATTTGCCATATTCTTATGAGAAAGAATTTCAACCATTAATTAAGAGGGTTGCATAATGGGTAATTGGATTAAAAACTTTTTAGATGGATTAGCAATAAGAGTTTTTTGGTTTATTATCTTTGTAATCTTCTGTATGATATTTCAACCATTTTAAAAAATAATTATGGAAAAGCTAGGTATTGATATTTTAAAAGAATTAGGAATGGGTCCATTAGATAGAGGACATGGTAGTCCATACGACAGAGGTCGTGCAGATAGTTACTATAGACGTAGCAAAAGACCCCATTATAGGCTGGGTCAAGTAGAAATAGATGAAAAAAATATGACCCAAGAAGAAAAAAGCCAGTATTTACAAGGGTTTTTGGACAATGAAAAAGACGGTGATTTTAAAGATTTTGGTTGACAAATTAACCAAGATGTCTTATTATAATAGTATAGTTAGAAACAAAGGAGAAAATATATGATACACAGTTTGTTAGAAATGGAATTTAATAAAGCAGTTAACGATTCTGACAACAAAAACGAAGACGGTTCTATTAATTGGAACTTTGTTGATTCAGATTGTTATATGAGTGGTGTTCCAAAACTATACAAAAACGATGCTGAGTATTATGCAGATTGGAATGATTTAGCAGATAAGTTTGAAGCTAAATCTTCAACAGTTGACTTTGATCAAACTTCATTTAATTTTAACCAGGAGGACAAATAATATGACGCCGGAACTTAAAAATGCAATTGATGCATTGAGAAAAATCAATAGCACTTCAGACATGAGCGAACTTGCTGATGCTTGGAAACTTCATTCAAGATATATTGGATCTCAAAATAAAAGAGGTCTTAAAATTGGTGATATGATTGAATGGGAATATAGAGGTAACATTAAGCAGGGTGAAATTGTTAAAATTAATCCTACTACTACTGTAATTAAAGGTGAGTTTGATATTAGAACTAGAATTTCAAATTCATTAATTAAAGGTAAAGTGGAGGTTGCTTAATGTCGCAGACTAAAAATATGTATTGGGACGAAGCTGAAAAGGCTTTGGATGTTTTAAAGGCAAAAAAAGATGCAGGCGAAAGTATTGAGAGTATCGTTGCATTTGCTAAAGAACAGAATGTTGCTTGGGGTCTAGTTGGTTTTGATACTGACTATCCAAGTGAGCTTGAAGATCAACTTACTGAATGGTTACAGGAGGCCTAAACAGAATGAACTTTATAATGAAAGCTATTAGTAATCTTTTTACTGGCATATGCATTTTAGGAATTGCCTTCTTTGCATTAAACTATCCACCTACAGAAGTTAAAGCTGATACAACAGGTGTATTGCCTGATTATGAGGTAGTGGATATTGAACAACATAAATTTATAATGGATACTGAACTAGTTAAATATACAAAGAAAGATGTTGCTTGTTTAGTAGAGAATATGTACTTTGAAGCACGTAGTGACGGGTATGCAGGTATGTATGCAGTAACAATGGTAGTTATGAACCGTGTTGCTGATAAGAGATATCCAAATACAGTTTGTGGTGTTATACAACAAGGTCCTACTAGAGAGTCTTGGAAAACACGTGGTAAAGATGTTGCAGATAGTGAACGTAAATATTGGCCAATTAAAAACAGATGTCAGTTTAGCTGGTACTGTGATGGTAAAAAAGATGTAATGTATAACGAAGAAGCAGTACATTTGGCTACAGATATTGCCCTACTTGTTTTAGACATAAGTACTAATAGATTAGGTGATACAACATTCCTGGTTGATATAACAGAAGGTAGTACACATTATCATACCAACTATGTTAATCCTAAATGGAAGAACGATAGAGGAATGGCTAGAATCACTAGTGTAGGAACACACATATTTTATAGGTGGAACTAAAGATGGCTGAATGGCTACTAGTATTAGTATTAGCAACCTCAACAGGAGATATTAAAGCTCATACGGTTGCTAATTTTAACACCGTTGCAGAATGTACTGACGCAATGGTTACAGTAGGAAAAGAAGGTCCTGCTATAGATGAACCACAAAACGTTGTTGTAGTTTGTCTAGAAAAAGGAAAGGACGATGAATAATGGAAGATATGTTTTTAATAAGTGATTGGGAATTAATCGGATATATGACTCTTTTTTCTGTATGCTTTTTATTCTGGTTATGGTGGACAGGCAAGTGAGTAAAAAGAAAACAAAAAAAATAAAAAAAGTAAAAGACCATGAGCTACTACAGGCAAATAATTATTTGAAACTTGGAAAAAGAGTAGATGCTTTAGAAGTTAAAATTGATAAACTTGCTAATATGATAGACGAGCATATTAGAATTTTTGATACACCAGGGCCAATCAAGAGAATTTGGCAAAAACTCTTAGGAGAATAATAAGTGAAACAATGGATTAGCAAAGACAAATATGAAGATTGGGCAACTGTTATTAGAACAGAACAAGTTCCAGTCGCTAGGGTAATTCAAGTAATGGAAGAGAACCCAACATTTGCAGAATGGTATAGAAAAACTTATCTGAATGAAACTTCGTGACCATACTAATTTTAAAGAAATAAGATATACTGAATCTGAATGGTTCAGTAATTTTACATTAGGACATGATGAACCAGGTGGCCGTAATTGGTTAGATGAAGGCGAAAAAGAACTTGGTGGAAATGAACTTGATGTTGAATATCATATTAATAGATACCGTTATAGAGATAATATAGAACCAAACAAAAATATACCTGCGGCGTTTGGCTGTAGTTATACATTTGGTTATGGAGTTAACAATCCTTGGCCAAAGTTAATAGGCGTAGCTAATTGTGGACAGAATGGTGCTAGTAACGATATGATTACTAGACTTGCTATAAGTTATTGTGAAACTTTTAAGCCATCAGAAATATATGTATTATGGACATTTCCACATAGAAGAGAACATATAAACAATGATGGTGGGTTAGACAAGTATAGAAATATGTCAACAAAAACACTAGACGAAGAATTTAAAAACAAAACTTGGCGTAGTAGTTATTTAGAGTTAAGCAATGATAAAGCTGATCAATATAACTTTACTAAAAATAAAATATTATTAAATCATTATTGTTCTGTATATAACATTCAACTTAATCAGGCAACAATATTTGATTTTCCAAAAGATAAATTTCCATTAGCCAGAGATAACGATCATCCAGGTAAAGACTGGCATACTAATTTGGCTGGTCACTTATGCGAGTAGATCCATTTAATAAATGGTTAGATGAACATAGAAGTATGGGAGGCTATGTAGCTTCTTCATATGTTAATTGGGATATACTAGCTGACCCAGGCGATGATATAGTAAAACTACTAGAACAATTCAAAGACCTTCCATTTGATGCAGTAATGGAATTTGCTGAAGCAGATAGATTTGATAATGAAATGGGTTATAGAGATATCTGTGAAGATGCTAGTAAGTTATTCTTTTTAACAGAGCTAGTGCAATTTAATGAACTATTATATTGCCCACAAATTATACACGAGCCATGGTTTGATAGATATAGAGTGCATCCAGGTAGTGGAAGATTACAGGCACTTTGGTTATGTGGCTATAACAGTATAAAATGTATATACACACATTTTAATGAACCTGAATTTATTCCACCAGGAGATTGTTTTGAAATAATAAACAAACGTCAGTTTGATAAAGAAATAATGTTAAGACCAGATCCTATTAAATGGCATTTTGAAGTGTACGAAGCTTTTCCAAAAGAAAAACAAGAACAAGTATGGACCAAACGTAGGGATAGAGAATGGGAGTGGCATCATACAGAAACAGATAAACCTTGGAAGTTTATGAGGTTTAGTGAAGGTCCTGATTTTGCACATCATAAAAAGTTATGGAGAAGTTATGCTATTGATGGTTGGCAAGACTTACAACACGATCATATACAAATAGGATCAACAGTTTTTGAGTTTAATAATAAAGGTAAAGTAAGTAACGTTAAAAGATTTAAAAATATTGGATCAAAATCTTACTAGAAGTTCAAATACGAAATAGTAACATCATGCTTTAATCCCATAAGTGGATCTTTACTATCCCATCTATATCCTTCTAAATGTTTTATATGATTATCAAGTGGTGTGTCTGGTAATGGATTTAAATTCCATTTATTTTTAAAATGTCCTAGACTTGCAATGTGAGTATCTAGCCCATATTCCCATATAGTCTTTCTAGCTAAAAATACTTCTTCTTTTAATTTCTCTTTTCCATACTCGTTGTTTTTATAAAATTCTTTATAGTGTGGATATGGAGTATCTGGTCCGCCTACACTAGTCCACCCAGCAAAACAACCCTCAGGTGGTCTTGTTACAATACAAAATTTACTTTCTGGAAATGTATCAATCATCCAATCTATGTTGTATATAAATTGATGGCATCTAACAATATATGTCATAGCAGGATCCCATACAGGCCATGCTTGAATTATTTCTTCAAATATATCATCTTTTGACATTGTGTTAATGTTATGGAAATTTTTTCCTAGTTCATTACCAGGACCAAAGTAAACACCTGTATGACGAACATTACCCCATTTGGTATCGTGTTTCAATAGTCTTTCAGGAGTTCTATCTCCTTTGTCAACTTTAAGTTCTGGTATTTCACTTAATACATAACTTACTGCACTCCATTTACTACCAGGAGCACCAGTCATCCAAATTACGTTACTGAAGTCTTTCATTAAGCCACCTTTTGATTTCTTTATAATCTATATCTAATGTAGTATTTAAAACACGTTCGTGGTTAACTGTTTTTCTAAAAACACTATTTGAGAACATTTTAGCATATACTTCTTTGGTAAGCATTGGCTCGTATTTGTCTTGCCAAAACTTTTTCTTTCTTTCAAATGCCCAAACATCTGCTAGTGTTAAATCTTCTTTTCTACCTTTTAATATTTCTAAGTATTTTAAATATTTGTTATCTTCTGGAACTATTCCTTTGTGTCTTACATATGCTGGAAACTCTTTTACTATTTCCATCCATCTTTTTGTTGTTTGTTTAGGATCGTGCAATATATTAATAATTAATGCATTAGGAAAATGTTCTAATATTTTACTTGGCATAGTATGAGTACAATAAATTACTCTTTGATCATTATCAAATATATCTTGTCCACCATTTTCTACAAACAACTTATCAAACATTTTATAATATTGTTTTTCGTTAGGTATATACTTTTCTACATAATCATGTGTAGGTGGAAGTTTACCTTTGGGTGTAATTCTATCAAAATGGAATCTGCTTAATTTACGTTGTCTAATATGTTTATCTACTATACCTACGTTCCAAGGATTAATTCCATTCTCTTTACAACTATACCAATACATACAAGGCATTGTTGCTAACACTCTAGCTAACTTGTGGCCACTAGCACCTTGTTCAAAACTAATGAATATCCATTTGTCTTTTTCTTTACGAACTTTGTCTGCCATAATACCAATACCTTTCATTGTGGAATTTAACTACATCTCCGGTAGCAAACCACTCGTCGTATACACATATGTCACCTTTGACATATAATTCATCTTCTACAATTTTTGTTTCTGCAAATACTTCATTACCCATTAATGTACAAGTCCTGCCATCTATGTCTAAGTCTTCTGCTTCTGCATTTGAAGGTGTAAATGTTTCGTTAATAGCTACAGGGCCAACTTCACTCATACCCCAATTTGCTATAAACGTACAACCCTTGTCTACAAACTTATTAATTATACTAGCTGGAACTCTATCACTACCACAAGCAATAATCTTTCCGGTTAGATCTATATCAGCCCAACTTTTAGTTCTTGTAATTGCTTCTGCCATACCAGGTGTTAAATGACTGTGAGTAAAATCTTTAATACTACTGACCCACTTAAATGGGTTAAATGATTCTATATGAACTTGTGCCTTTACTTCTATAGCAGGTAATGTTTGTGCAAATAACCCACCTGCATGATCCATACTGCATACAGTATAAACTTTGCTATCTTTAGTAATCATCTGTACATCCCTAGCCACTTTGTTTGCTGACTTAATTTTATCAACAGGTTGATGTATAGGTTTACTAGGACCGGTTGTGCCACTAGTATAAATTGTTGTACCTTCATTTAGAATCTTTATTAAGTTCATCTTTCAATTTTTTCCAATCTGGATGTTGTGGCAAATATTTGTGTAAACCTATTGCCTGGTTAATAACCATTTCTAATAATTTAAAATTAAATAGTGGTGGAAATATACCATGTATAATACTAGCAAACGCCATGAATAATTGTTGACCTGCCGCTTTAAATGCAATATACAGATGTATAAAATAATGTATCACAGGATTCTTTTTTGGTCTTTTATTTAAAGAATCTGCTACTCCTAAATGTTTCCAATCAAACCATTGTTTCATAATACTTTTCTATGTTAAGTTTCCATACTGATTGACGTTGTCCGTATATTTCTTCTTCAGTAAAGAAATCAACTACTCCTTGTTTTTCTAATAAATGAAATAGTTTATCTGTTCTATTCATTTTTCCACTTGCATCATTTTCTACGTTTGTAGTAATATATGCAGGTTGTTTATCTGAGCTTCCTGCCCATTTTAATTGTTCTGGTAATATCCATTTCCACGGAATACTAGTCATATGTTTTTTACTTAATCCGTGTTGAGCAGGCATAGTTTGAACTCCTCTAAAAAGCATTCTATGTCCATCATGAAACTTATGACAACCTGCCATTGCAACTATAATATCGTTATGATAAGCCGCCCACCATTCACCTTGGTGTTTTTTACACCAATCGTATTTCATTGCTTCTAAGTTGGCATTATTAAGGTAGCCCATATCTTCGCAGATATAACCAAAGAATTCTATATCTCTTTTTCCAGGATCTATTTTTACTAGCATTGTTCTATAATTATATACATACTTATTTATCTGTCAATGATTGATTGACATTATGTGATAAATAGTATAGTATATACAAAATGTACCAGATAGGTGCATAAAGGAGAAATTAAAATGGCTTTCGTAAAAACTGCAGACTTGGTAACCAAGAACGATAATACCTATGCAACTACAGATGAATTTAAAGCTGAGCATGGTTTACTAGGTACGGAAAATACCAATTATATTACTGACAGTAGCATTACTTTAAATGATGCTGGTACTGGTGTTAGAATAGTTTTAACCTATGTTGATGAAGCAACTGCTGATGCACATAGAGCGGCATTTGCTGATGAGATCGCGGCAAAGAATTACGATGTTACAATCGTATCTGAAGAAACTACTGAATAATATATTTGGTAGTTTAAATGATGAAGTTAAGTAATACACAGAAGCTTCTATCAATTCATGCATTTTGTCACTTGATGTTAATACCAGCATTCATCTACGGCAATATATGGCTATTCGTTGCAAGTTTCATATGGTGGCAATGGATAGCGGCGACATCAATTAGTGCAGGTTATCATAGATATTTTAGTCACAAATCTTTCAAGGCATCTGCATGGTATGAAATATATGCACAAATCTTAGGATTATTTGCTAACCCTGGTCCTGTATTAACTTGGGCGGCAACTCATAGAATGCATCACACATATGTAGATTCAGACAAAGATCCACATAGCCCTACTATAAAAGGATTCCTAAAAGTTTATTGTAGTGCTTGGGGTGATGATGTAAAAATAGAAAGAAGAATGTTAAAAGGATTGAATACTCCTAGCATAAAATTTTTTCACAAAAATTATTTTACGTTAATATTTTTATTACCTACATTCTTATTCTTAATCAATCCTATGTTATTTTTATTTGGTTGGTGTGTTCCTGTTGTGTTTGCTTTTCATGGATATGGAATAGTTAATGTACTGCCACACTCAAAAAATGGAGATCCAAAAAATTCATGGTTTGCAAATATATTAACAGGTG